GTGGCGGTGGTGGATATGGTCAATACCCAGGACCAGGTAGCACTAGCCAAGGTGGTAATGGTGGTAGTGGTCGAATTCAAATTAGTTATGTGTCTTAAGGAGAAAAAATGGAACATTTAGAAAATCATCCTTATGCGTTTATTAACTCTGAAAATATTGTAATAAATGTGGCAGTTTTTTCTGAACATAATGATTTGTTGGTAAACGATATTAAAGTTTCTCAAGAAGAAATTTTTAATACTTCTTTGCAAGCAATTAGTTGTTGCGAAGAAGGAAGTACAAATCCTCAAGAAAAATTTTTAGGTTTTGGAAATGGTTGGCTTACCTTAAAACCACCATATCCTTCTTGGATTCTAAATGAAGATGAAACCGCTTGGATTGCTCCAATTCCATCACCCGAGCCTTCCGAAGAATATTATTGGTCGGAAAACGACTTAAATTGGATTCACTTTTAATCGTAGTTTTTTTTCCTCCACATACTATATTTATAGAATCCATGAGTAACTCTATTTGTAAAAAATTGATTTCTTTTTTCTATGTGCAAAATTGATTTATCTTCTTCAGACTTCCAATTTTCTCTTTTGAATGGAAGAATTTGAATAATTGGTGTCCCAGCCTTAATTATTCCATTAAATTCTTTGTTTAAGAAAAAGGGTATTCGCCCCGATTGAATTCCTCCATCGGAATCAATTACTGCCGTCATTGTTGTAAAGGGTAAATCGTGTCGATTAAAAGGATGGGTTAAAAGTACGCTGTAACCTTTTGGTGTTTGAAATACAAAAGGAAATTCCCAAACAAAACGAGTATTTTCATCGTGTCCCGCTGGAATAGGTAATCCCACAGTTGTTTCTTTTGAATTACCTCCAATTACATCAGGTTTTGTATTCCATTTAGCGGTTGTGCCGTGGGGGGTTTGTTCAATAAAAACATCTTGCCAAAGTTCTACTATGTAGCCGCTAGTTAAAGAATCCAAGAATGGCGAGCACATCTTAAATGTTTTGGCGCCCAACGGATAATCTTCATTCATCCGTGGTTTTCCGCCCACAAAACGCTCGGCATTTTTGTACCATTCGGGGATATATTTTTTTGCTGATTGTGGAAATGTTAGATACTCATGTTTACAGGCAAATTTAATAATTTTGGGAATCATAAAAAAATATTAACACCAAACCCCAAAAAGTCCAATATTGACTCACGACAAAATAGTGGTATCTTGAAGATATGGCGATTATTACCTTTACGGACACTATTGGGGTTCACCCTTCTTTTAAGCCAATTCCAGCCTCAGAATTGATTCCAAATTGGTATAAAGAGATAGATTCATACAGGAGCGGAAAAAAGATGCCAAGCCCTGATTCAATAACTACGGCGACAATAAAACGCTGTATGCCAGTTTTTGACGCTATTACAAGCGGTTATTTAATTTTAAGCCTTACAGATGTTTGGGTAACTTCAAAAGAATCAGAAAACGGAAAAATTTATCCGTATTATCAATGGTCTATGGGAAACCCTATTGAATTTCATCCTATTGAACAAGCGCCAACTCACCCAAATGCAAATGGAGCGCCTTTCCCAAAATGGATGAATCCATGGTCTATTAAAACCCCAAAGGGATACTCCACGCTTTTTACTAATCCAATTCATCATAAATTGCCTTTTACTATTCTTACAGGAGTTGTAGATACAGATGAATATACACCTCCAGTTAATTTTCCTTTTGTTTTGAATGATATAAATTTTGAAGGTCTAATACCTGCGGGAACTCCAATCGCTCAAGTAATTCCATTTCAACGGGAATCTTGGAAAATGGAGATAGGAAAAGATAAAGATAGAGAAGAATCAAACAAAAATATAGCGCTGTTAAAAACTAAATTTTTTGATTCGTATAAAAATCTATTTAGACAAAAAAAAGAGTATCTATAACAAAATAGGTATCGGGTACAATGGAACCCTAGGCTAAGGAGTCCAAATGGCAGGTACAACATCTAAAGGTTTTCGATACCCAACCGCAGGTGATAACCCTGCCGTGCATACCGATATTCTTAACCTAGCCACAGATATTGATACTGAGTTAAATGATTATTTGACAACTGCTTCTGCGGCTTCAATTTATGCTACCTCAGCCTCGGTTGCAAACGAGGACCAAGTTAGAACTATTGCTTTTATGCTTGGTGGAATGTAATGACTTTTACTTATTCGGGTGACCCAAGTACATCTACTCGTAACTATGTGCGTTTTCTTATTAACGACACAGATTCAACTGATGCTTTGTTCAGCGATGAGGAATTAAACTATGTAATTACTGAGTGGGGCGGAGATGCTTACAATTCAGCCCGTGAATGTGCGGAAATCCTTATTGCTCGTTTTAGCCGTTTAGCCGATAGCAGTTCAAAGAGCGTAGGCGATATTTCTGTTTCTGAATCTTATACATCAAAAGTAACTCACTATAAAGAATTGGCTGAAAGTTTATTGCGTAGACAAATGCGTAAATCTCCACCTCGTCCGTTCGCAAACGCTCAGGCTCTTAAATCTACAAATGACAGAATCGTTGATGATTACAACACCGATGCTTATGCTGGAATTCACGATAACCCTAACAATGTCTACGACCATCGTATAGTTGAGTAGGGATAGCCATGGATGCTATTTATACTAAAGTAGCGGAGTTCATGACGGACTCTGTGGTTTTTACACCAAAAGCCTCAGTTGATAAATATAATAAAACTACTTTTGGTGCTTCTAATACAAATGTAACTGTTACTGGTCGTTTAATTTATGACACCACAAAATCTAAAGATGTTCAAGGTATCGAAGTTGTTGATATTGGACGATTCATAACCTATGGTCCCGCAACCTCAATTACGGTAAATCATAGAATGGTCGTCGGGGCGGACACCTTTACGATAAATGCAGTAGATAATCTCGCAGACGAAAACGGAGCGCATCACACCGTCATCAGATTTGGGCGGTAGATATGGCAAAGTCGTCTTTTAGATTCGACTTATTTGGCGACAAAGAGTTAGTAAATGCTCTTGAGGCTGGTAAGGATGAAACTCCTCAAGCCATAGCCCAAGCAATATGGGAAGAAGCCAATGTTATTTTTGCTAAATCACAAGTTCTTGTCCCAGTAGATACAGGAATTCTTCGTGGGTCAGGTGGAGTATCTGCTCCACAAATGGGAAATCAAGGCTATTTTGTAGATATTTTCTACGGTGGTCCCGCCGCTCCATACGCTCTTTATGTCCATGAAATTATTGGCAACTATCACAACCCACCGACACAGGCTAAATATCTTGAACAACCAGTCATGGAAGCGATGTCCACTATCCAAGAAAACATAAAGGGTAGAATTATCGACATCATACAGAAAGGTCACAGGGGCTAATGGCAACTATTCTTGAATCAGTAGGTGACTACCTACAAAATACTTCAAGCGCTTTTGGCGCCCATGCTTCTCAAGGAACTCTTGGTACAAACATCTTTTTAGGCACTCTTCCTGATAGCCCTGATGCGTGTGTAGCGGTATATGAGAACGCTGGCAGTTCTCCAACATTCACTATGGGTGCAGGTGGAATTCGCATTGATTATCCAATGCTTCAAATTATCTGCCGTGCTGGTCGAGAAGATTATCCAACGGCTAGAGATAAAGCAGAAAATATCCGTGTTTTGCTTGCGTCGGTGCTTGAAAGAACCGTCTCGGGGGTGCATATTATGAGGATTGAACCAATGGGTTCAGTAAACTTGTTAGGAGTAGACCCTAAGTACCGTCCACTAATCTCGGTGAATTTCCGATGTCTAGTGCGAATGTAAACGAGGAGCCAATGGCTCCGCAAGAGAGAGTGGTAGACCCGTATGGCAGAAACGCAACAACAGATGAGTTCCAACGATGCTGGAAATGTGACAGGCTCCTCTTCGAAAGTGCAACTCGCCCGTGGAGCATCCGATGTCCAAGGTGCAAATCAAAAAATAAATCAGGATGATTTTTTCAAAGATTTAGATGCTCTAGTTGGTATAAATAGAGAGCAAGTTGGTTGTTCAATCGGCAGATTAGTTGCACAATTAGATGAACCTTTGCGTTCTAAACTTATTGAGATAATGAAGAATGAAAAAGTAAATTCGGCTAGACTTGGCGAAGTTATGTTAGCCTATGGACTTCAAGTATCTTCAAATGATGTTCTAAGAAGGCATCGGCGAAGGCTTATAGGTAAAGACGGGTGTAAGTGTCCGAATGAGTCTTGATGACGCTTTAGATAATCTGCTGAAAACTAGCGAGATGAATTCAGTTCAAAAAACTGAACCTCGCCAAAGACAAGCAGAATGGTTGCCTGGGGTTACTTGGCAAGGTGAAGAAGGAACAGTTACTACTCAACCAATGGAGGGTGATAACGCACCCGATTGGTCGGGAGTTCTTCGAATGTGGGGACTTGACCCTGAACATTTTCAAGTAGTTGAACCAGTCCTTTTCAATGTGTGGGGCGATACTTTAGGAATTCTTAATCGCCAATGGAAAGGTAAAGTAATTCGAAAGGGTAAACAAGAGTTTGCTGATATAGATGCTTTAATTGTAGAGATAAAAAAACACAAACCTAGAGAACGCAAACCTATGGTTGGTGGAGCAAGCCTTGTTGTTTGTGCCTCTGATTGGCAAACAGGTAAACGAGATGGTGATGGTCTTAAAGGTTTAGTTGGTCGATGGCTACAAGCAGTTGATGATGTTGAGTTCAGAATTAAAGAGTTAAAAAAGATTGGTCGCCCGATAGATTCAATTACCCTCCTATGCCTTGGTGATTTAGTTGAAGGATGCGATGGACACTATGACATTCAGACCTTTACAGTTGAGGTCGATAGAAGAGACCAAGTAAAGATTGCCCGACGCCTTTTAAGAGATGCCCTTATACGCTGGTCAAAAATTGTCCCCTCTATAACAGTTGCGGCTATTGGCGGAAACCATGGAGAAAACCGAAAGAACGGTAAAGCCTTTACTACCCTAAATGATAATGATGATGTAGCCCTAGTTGAGTCTATTGCTGAAATCTTTCAGAGTAACCCTGAGGCTTACGGTCATATTCGTTTTGCTATTCCTACCGATGAGTTGAGCCTGACAGTTGAGGTCAATGGCAAAATTATCGGAATTACCCATGGTCATCTAGCCCGAAGCGCTGGAAGCCCTGAAGCAAAGTTGCGCCGTTGGATTGCTGACCAAACACTCGGACGCCAAGCAATAGGCGATTGTGACATTTTAGTATCAGGTCATTATCATTCATTTCGTCTATCAGATTGGGGAGGAGTTAAATGGCTACAAGCACCAGCCCTCGACGGGGGAAGCGTTTGGTGGAGACAATCCAAGGGGGAGGTTGCGGATGTGGGAGTTCTGACATTTTTAGTAACGAGCGAGGGAATCTCGGACATCCAACTATTATGAACGACCCAAGAGATATAGCCGCATACGCCGCTGAATTGGTCTCAGGAGACCGACAGGAAGCCTATGGGCATCCACTTGATAACTTTACCCGTGCCTCAAAGATATGGTCTGTAATCCTCGGCTGTGAGGTTTCTGCCGAGCAAGTTGCCTTATGTATGGTCGGGATGAAGGTAGCCCGAGAAGTAAATCAATCTAAGCCCGATACAGTCGTAGATGGCATCGGCTATTTTTTGACCCTAGGCATGATTCAGGAAGAGCGTTTAAGAAGAGAGGCTTAAAATGAAATTCAAAGAAAGAACACCAAAGATTACATTTATAGCAAACCAAGAGGGTTTGACTTTAGATACATCAATTCACCCGAAACCAGCAAGAGAATTTATACCTTCATGGTGGAAAAAAATGCCATCTAAAATTGAAAGGCTAGATACTGTTTCAAAATTTAGAAATGGAAAAACAATACGGTTGTGTCCTTCATTTGCCCATTGGTTTTCCAAGGGTTATGTATTGCCAGCATGGGCTGACATAACCTTGAAATACGATGAAGAAAATGAAATTTGGTCGTGGACTTGTGGCGGTGTTGATTCTATTTACAAAATTGAAATTCACGGACTTGAACAATTTTTAAGCCATGTGACCGAGCAATATCAAGGGGAAAAAGGCTCTTTTGTGTTTAAGTTAATATCACCATGGAACATAATTACTTCTCGAGGATGGTCTGTAATGCAACTTCCTATGTGGTTTCATTTTAACCATGAATGGTCAGTTATGCCTGGAATTCTCGATACAGACATACATCATGGAATCAATCAACAAATAGTTTATTACGGAAAAGGAAAAGAAATATTTATACCCAAAGGAACTCCTTTAGTCCATTATGTCCCATTTAAGCGAAAAGAAGCCAAAATGGGCATCCGTGAAATGACAGCAAGGGACAAGTTAAGATTTGCTGGAAATATCCTTATGTTTACCTCAAAGAATACTGGTGGATATAATTCCATGAAACGAGATTGACTAAAAATACCTTTTGGGGCGCCATCGTTTAGGGATATTTTTGTGCTTAAAATCAATACGCTATACTGAACCTAATGTGCGCTTAGTCGCCTGAGTTTTTCGTCTCTTCCGTGTCCGAGTGACCTGACGGTCACTCGGGTTTTCTATGTG